TAGCTCTCAATGAGGTTGATCGCTTCTGCGCCTATCAATTTTGATCTTTGTGTGTTAGTCATATAAACCTTTTATTTGTAAGTGAAGATTTTGTTGACACTTACGCCAAAGCCACCTTTGCCAAAAGACACCCATGTAGGATCGGGGAAGCTGCGATACCACCATACGTTCTCCCCTAGATAAATACTGTACCCCCCTGCCGCCATGCTAGTGTCTAGGGCCGAGACCGCCGCAGGTACTGTGTCGGGCGCGGGAGACCCGGTTGAGTTGTTGTACCAAGCCTGAAACGCGCCAGAGAGAGTGCCCACCGCAGGAACAGACATTGCAATCAATCTCACAGATGGCGTAGACCCCCCGGAACTACCCCACCGCAGCCCCAAGGGTTGAGTACTATCGGCAATCAACGTGTTGTTATCTGCCCCGACAGGTAGCCGCGAAGCAACCCCGCCCACCCCACCGACAAATATATCGCCAAGGGTGGTGAGGGGTGAGCCGCCGCCGCTGCCGTTAGACGCAGCAGTGATCCGGCCTTTTGCGTCGACGGTGATGTTGGCTGCGGTGAACGAGCCTACGTTTGCGTTGACCGTTGCCAGCGTACCCGCCGCAGTGACGTTGGCCGAGCCGTCGAAAGACGGGCTGGTGTAGGCTAGGTCGCCCGTCACTGAAATGGTGCGTCCGGTGGTCAGGGTGGCCGCGCTGCCCGTGGTGTTCTGGTTCAGCGTAGGGATGTCAGCCGCAACAACAGCGCGGAAGGTTGGCACACCGGCAGACCCGTCAGGCGCGGCCAACACGAAGTTCGCAGTCTTGGATGCGTAGGGGTTGAGCGTGTCGCCGTACCCTGCGGCTAGGCTGATAGCCGGTGTTGCACCCCCGGAAGACACTACAGGGCTTGTGCCCGTTACCGAAGTAACACCACCAGCGGAGCCACTCGCCGCTGCCGTAATCCGGCCTTTGGAGTCAACGGTGATATTTGCCGCCGTGTAGGAGCCTGCCGACACCGCCGTGTTCGACAGCGTTGTAGCGTTGCCCACCGAGGTGACATCCCCGGTCAGGTTGGCATTGGTGACGACGGTTGTAGCGTTGCCGATTGAAGTCACCCCGCCGGTCAGGTTGGCGTTGGTGACGACCGTCGTAGCGTTGCCAATCGACGTGACGCCGCCTGTCAAGTTGGCGTTGGTAGTTACATTACCCGCCGTCAGACCTGCCGCTGTGCCGGTAATGTTCGTGCCGACCAAGGCTGTCGGAGTACCCAGATCAGGGGTCACCAGCGTAGGGCTTGTCGCAAAGACGGCCACGCCCGTACCCGTTTCGTCGGTGAGCGCACCCAGCAGTTGAGCCGAGGTAAACGAGCCTAGCGACGTAGCGTTCCCGGTAGAAGTAATCGCCCCCGTCAGGTTCGCGTTGGTCGTTACGTTGCCCGCAGTCAACCCCGCTGCGGTTCCGGTGATGTTCGTACCAACTAACGCCGTAGGTGTGCCCAACGCCGGAGTTACCAGCGTAGGGCTTGTGGCAAACACAGCAGAGCCGGTACCCGTCTCATCCGTAAGCGCCGTGCTCAGTTCTAGCGATGTGAACGAGCCGAGTGAAGTGGTGTTACCCACCGAGGTAACTGCGCCGGTCAGGTTGGCGTTGGTGGCGCTATTCCCGTCCAGCTTCTGTATCGCTTGGAGTATTGAGTCGGTAGCCGACACTACGCCAGCGCCCGAAACAAAACCCGTCAGGACTTTTGCGATAACCGGCGCGTTTGTAAGCGTCGTGGCGTTACCGACCGAAGTCACGTCGCCTGTTAAATTGGCGTTTGTAGTTACGTTACCGGCTGTCAGGCCCGCCGCCGTTCCGGTGAGGTTTGTGGCCACGCCCGACGCCGGAGTCCCGAGCGACGGATTAACCAAGGTTGGGCTTGTGGCGAATACGTTTGCCCCAATACCAGTTTCGTCCGTCAACGCGGCGCGTAAGTTCGCCGAGGTGAATGACCCGAGGGTTGTCGCGTTACCGACCGAAGTGATTGCCCCGGTCAGGTTGGCATTCGTAGTAACGTTGCTGGCAGTGAACGCCGTAGCTGTGCCCGTAATGTTTGTCCCCACCAGAGCCGATGGCGTACCCAGAGCGGGAGTTACTAAGGTCGGGCTGTTAGACAAGACAACCGAGCCTGTCCCCGTAGACGATGTGACACCTGTGCCGCCGTTAGCCACGGCTAGGGTGCCTGCCAGTGTCACGACACCTGTGCTGGCCGTAGCCGGTGTCAGGCCGGTGGTGCCGCCGCTGAACGAGAGCACACCGGTATTGGCGATAGTGACCGGCGTACTGCCGTCGTAGGATGTACCCGACAAACCGGAGCCGATAGTCAGCGCCTGCAAACCACCCAGGGAGATGGTGCCGGAACCGCCCAAAGGCACCGTCACACCGTTCAACGTTACCGAGCTGTTAACCAAGCTGACGTTAGGTACGTTAGACAGCGTGTTTAACGACGCGTCAATGGTTTTGTTTGTGAGCGCCTGCGAGCCGGTCAGGGTCACCCCATCGGTGATGCCGTAGCCTGCAATCGTGGTGGGTGTTCCGGTAATGTTCGCCCATACCGGCGTCACATCGGTCGCGCTGGCACTGGTCACAACACCTTTGCTATCAACGACCAAGACAGGCACCTGCGAGCCAGAGCCGTAGGTTGCAGCCACCACGCCCGAATCAGGCAGGTCGGCATTCACCATGGCCCGGAAAACCGGGTCAACTGCGCCGCCAGTCGCCGGGCCAGCAAAGAAATAATTGGGTGACACGGGAGCCAGAATTGGCGTAGTTCCCCATGTAGGAGCAGCGGCACCGCCCGACACCAGCACCTGCCCTGCGGTGCCGGAAGGGCTAACATACAGGCCGTCAGCGCCGGACCAGATAACAGCACCGGGCTGCATCGTCAGGTTGCGGGCCGTGCCACCGCCTGAAAGACCGAGAATGCCGTCCACTTGCGCGTCGTCCGACAAGTCCACAGCCGGATGGCGGTGGTCCGAGCGTGACACGGTTAGCTCAGTGCCCGCCGAGCCGGATTCAAAGCCAGTCTGCGGTGTTCCACCGTAATTCACAGCAAGCGAGACGTTTGATGACAACGGGCCGCCGCCGGTCAACCCGTTTCCGGCTATAACCTCACGGCTGGTGGGTACGTAGCCTGAAACCGATACCGGCACCGACGTTGCGGACATAACGCGACCCGTGGCGTCCACTGTAAGCTGCGGCACATTCGAGCCATCGCCGTACACACCGGGCGTCACGCCCGATGAGGATAACTGCGTTGTACCAATACCGCCAGGGGCAACCGACAGCGTCACATTCGACGACAACGCACCACCGCCCGTAAGCCCCGTACCGGCAATCACCTGGCGCGACGGAAGCACACCCACGACTTGAAGCAGGTCACCGGCGCGGATTTTGTAGTTGTTACCCTGATACACAATCATCATCAGGCTATCCTCATCGGCCACAGGTGCCGTGGGTAGCTGCGTGATTCGCGTGGGTATTAAGTTACTAGGGACGTCAGACATGTTTTAAATCTCCAGGTATCTATTGCCGTCTTCAGTGATGATGAACTCGTTACCCGCTTCTTGGATCAAGCCTGCGGGACGCGTATTAACGGATGTGTCGGGTCGGGTGAAAGGCAGCGTTATCTGGTCTTCTTTGCGCGGAGCCAGGCGATAAGGGTCGTAGTCGTCGAGGTCAGCGGCGCAGACTTTTAAGCCCGGTGAGTTTGGGTCAGATGACAGCTCGGCCAACTTAAACTTACGCGAACACCGACCGCAGATGCCAATTCCGTAGGTTGACTCGCCGGTGACATCAATAAAACGACTCATCGCGTGTACGCGCCGATGCTCGGTTGTATGAACGTGGGGGAGCCGTCGTTATCGCCGTCAAAAGCGATCATACGGGTCGCCATGTATTTCTGCTCCAACATAGGGATCAGGTTGATGTCAACCGCAGGTGTTTCAGCCGCGACCTTGGCCGCCAACCCTGAGACAATGGCCTCCAGCCAACGCTGTGGAACTTCAACGTCTTGGCGCAGGTTCTCGGTGTCCATAATGTGCCGATGACGCCACACGATTAACTGGGCCTGCTCAGCGCCAGAAAAAGGAGCTGGCCAGATGTTCATCACCGGGTCTGGCAGGTCGCGCTGAAACCAGTAACTATTGGGACGACCGGGAAACACTTTATTACTCTGCGCAACGTAGGTATCCCGGTTAAGCACCCCGAAAGGAATCTCTTGAGGCATGTTACCCAAGGTCACCGAAGCGTAAGAAATAACGCTGCTAGAGACCAAACGGAAGTAGGGATAGGCCATCGCCCCAGAAATATCTGTCCATGTGATTTGCCCAGCGCTAGCCGTGGCTGCGGAGCTACCTACAGTGACCCAGACCAGGCCGTCGGTGGAGACTTGGATATCGAACGGAACCGCAGTGGCGGACCACTTAACGCCAACGGTGTCAATCACGGTTTGAGTGCCAAAGCTGACCTCGTACTGAGTGCTCGTGTAAACCACAGAACCCGTTACGGGTTGAATCACCCTGTAGTTCGCGTTCAACACTTCCACTGTACCTTTTGGCAGCGTAACGATAGGCTGGTTCTGATAAAAAGGCAGAACCAGCTTCTCAATACACCAGCTCGGGGTTTTAATGTTGGCGAGCTCGGACAACAACAAATGCAGCGACTCAAGCGCGTAGCTTTGCATTTCAGCCGTAATCGCCTGCGCGGGTAGGCGGCAGCGGCGAAAGGCGTGGTCTACGACTTTCAGCGCGTTAAATGTTGTGCTGCTTATACTGCCCGAATAGGCCATGCTAACTCCGTGAGGTGGTCAAGATGGCGGCTGATTCAGCACTTCCCAGGATTGACGTGAATTATAGTTCGTTATCGGGGAAAATGCTAAATCAGCGCTTAGCCAGACTACCGCCCTTGGCCAGCTTGGTCAGCTTGGTCATCGGCTCGCCCTTATGCAGCGCCTTCTCGTGTTTATGCACTGCGGTTTTCACCATAGCTTTATCCTGCTTCATGTCGGCCTTGATGCTGCCGCCCTCGGCGTGGCAAGAGCCTGCTTTGCCGGACACCTTGCCGCCGGTCTTCATAGCAATCAAAGGGCTTGTGGGGGCCACTGGCATTCTGCGCCGAGCAGGGGCTGTGACCTTGGAGCGTTCGACCAACTCCTCACGCCTCATACGTGGCGTCTCTTTGGCTTCGTGTTTAACCATAGCCTCGCGACTAGGATAAGACTCACCAGTGGCTTTCTCAAACACCCGGCCACCTTTGGCGTAGCCTGCGCATTTCGCAGCGGACATGTCTGCTGCGGTCTTCTTAAAATCAAAATCTTTAACGTACATAACAGCCATGATGCGGTTCCTTGTTGTTTATTTACCGGGGATAAAATTCTGCAAGTGCGTTAACGCTGAACCGATAACCCCACCAGCGCCACCGAACAGCAGCAACATGCGCCAACCGCCCTTGGCCTGCGACAGTGTTGAGTTTATGTCGTTTAGAGTGTTGTTCATGTGTTTGACAGAGCTAACCAGTTGGTCAATGTCAGACTGCATGTGTTTGATATCGGATGCGTGTGTTGCCAACTCGCGGATTATGTCGAGTTCATGGGTGCGGTCTACGGTAATCATAATAAACTCTCGTTATCAGTTCGACGCGTAAATCTTGATGCACTCAAGGATAATGGTGTACGTGTCACCAGCGGTTGCGTCGTGGGTGCTGAAGGCGATGTCGCCGTTAGCGCCGGTGCCTGCGTTGTTGGGCAGGCCGCCAAAAGACGAGAAGTCCATCAGGTACGGGCCGTTGGAGGTCGCCTGCCAAGCCAGCAGGTTGACATCGGCGTCCCACAAAATGCGCACTTCCATACCGTGCACAGCCATCCAGATTTTGTTGATCTTCACCCCCGTGCACGCAAGCCCAAAAGCGTTTGGCCTCAGCGTCGAGACATCAACCTTGACCACAGCCGTCTCGCCGGTGCCGTCACTGATGTTGGTGAACTTTCCAATGAACAAGCGTTCGCCATCGAGAAGCACCTGTGAACTTACTGCATCTGCCATATTTTTCCCCTGTTAAAACGGTGAACAGGGCTATACCAGCCCTGTTCGTTTAATTAAGCAGCAACCGCGCCGCTAATACCCGTAATAGCCCAGCCGACAGAGGTGTAAACCAGTGTTACTGTTTCACCTACGGCGGTGAATGTAACGGTGCTGAAGCCAATTTTAGTCGTTGGGGTCAGGACAGCGCTACCGCCGTCAACCACGTGAACGATAGTTTTGACCTGGCCGACGGTGCCGTTAGCCAGCGTCAGGGCTTGGGCAGCGCCTGTGGTGGTCAAAGCGGTGACTGCGGTAGTCACGTTAACCGCACCAGCGCCGCTCAGGGCTTGCGTGCTGCCTGTGAAAAACGAGCCAATAAAGCCGTTGGTGGAAGTGACCGGGCCGGAAAAGGTAGTTGAAGCCATGATATGAATTCCTCACATGCGAGATACTGATGATGTTGCCGTCTGCATGTCGTCAGCGGGGGCTTCGCTGTCTGCAACATCGGGGTGACCCCTTCACCTAGAAAGCCTCCCGACCGTTTCCGGAGGGGAGGCTCTGAGCTCTCGTTAGAGAGGTTTAGATACCGGCGGTACCATACACACCACGCGGGTCAGTCCAACCCATCGTGTAACGCTCGGTGGCCTTGTAGCGCATCGAGTCGGTCTCAAAGTCACCCTCCATCGACTTCTCCAAGCCACGGCGCATGAGCAGCTTCAAGCCGTCCGGCGCATCCGTCTGAACCCACCAAGCGGTGCTCGATGTGATACGTGACAGGTTGGCTTGGCCTTCAGACAACAGACCCATGGACTTAACCGGGTTGATGTCGTTGTCGGCTGTGCCGCTACGCAACACAGACTTGAGCAAGACCTCAGCCTGGAACACGTTAGAAGGACCGGAGACGATCTTCTTAGGTGTCAAGCGGATACGCTTACCGTTGTTGTCAACAGCGTTGCGAATCTGGATAAGCATCTGCTCAAGGGAGGTCTGCGACAACGCGGCAGGTGTGGTCAGCTGGTTGCTGAACGTATCGTTAACGATAGGGTGCGCAGTGCTAACCAAAGACACGCCGTCACCGCCGAGGTACGCGCCGTTGAAGGCACGGTTCAGGATGTTGGCAGCCAGCGTTTCCTTAGTCTCGATCAACGACTGCGCCAAGTGCTTGGCGTAGGTCTGACCGATGCGGATGTGGTCGCCGTCTTCAACGAGAACCTTAGTCAAAGCGAAGGCCAAGCCATACACTTTGTAAAGGTAACGCTGCAGGAACAACACACCGCCCGACTGATACGTAACAGCCATACCGTCTGGCAGCTCTGGCGCAGCGCCGAAGCCGTACAGAACGGGTTCTTCATGGTAGTTACGCGGGATGCCTTTTTGCTCGCGGAACACTTGTTTCCACTCATCAGCACGTTGATCGTAAACGCCGTCAAAGACTTCGTTCATGATCGGTTCGACGACGGAACGGAAGTCCGTACTTCTCATTGGGGTTGCCATATATTAGCCCTCCTTAGATGCTGTTGACGGCTGCTTTGTAGGCGTGTTCGTTGATACGAACAGTAGCCACAACGTAAGCGTCGGTCAGCGAGTCGTTAATGTTGCCAGAAAATCCGGTGATCTGGAACTGGCCAGATGTGGATTGAATGACGCCGATTTGTGTGTTACTCAGACCAGTGCTGGTCGAGCCACCGGGGGATGCAACAACCCAGTCGCACTCTTCGCCAACAGCCGTTTGCACGGTGGTGGTGCCAGGAGTACCTGGGTTTGAGTACTGAGCCTCAAACAGAGTTTCCGGGTCGTCATAGACCCAGGCTGTGATCTCGGTGCCAGTGGCTCCGCTTGGCCAGAAAGGGCTGATGGTGGGTTTGCCTGTGGCGTCGTTGTACTGGCAGCCGGCGAAGATACCCAAGAGGGTAATGCCGTCGGTGGTGCCAGTACGGGTGCCGTCGGAGGTGCCCAGTTGAATAACACCTGCGTCGGTCAGTTTTACGGGGTCACCCGAAAAAATGTTTGCGGCGTAGGTACTTGCTACGGTGTAGGCTTTCGGACGCATCTGGCCACTGTTGTGGAAAGAGGCGCGAAAGCCAAAGGGGGCGCTAGTCGATGACATTTGCTTTTCCTTTGATGGGGTTGATTAATTACGCGTCAGGTCAGCTCAAAACGAGCATCCCGTCTTTGTCCCAATTCAGTATTACCATCACCCGTGACGATGTTCGACTTTGATGACTTGGCTTGCTGTTCCATGAATTCAGCCGTGTCGGTGAGTTTTTCTTCCTCACGCAGCGGCGCATCATGGTGGGCTTCTTGCATGTATTTCTCATACAAACCCATAGGCAGCTTAAACGCTAGCATCTCATTCACACCAATGAAACCGTTCCAGTCACCAGTTTTAACGGTGGCATACTCCCAGCCGGGGACATCTTCAGGCTTAACAGCTTGATAGCCCAGACGCATACGAGTCTGAATAGAATCACGAGGGTTAGCCGTCGTGAGCCAGCACATGTGCCAGCCCGGGATTGAAGGCAAGTCCGGAAGAGAGGACTGAAAAAACTGTTGACGGAACATGGCAACTCGCTCATCATCGGATAACTCGCGGTTTTCAGATACTGGGCGATCTTGCATCGCCCGGCTCTCACGGTTATCTACAGCTACAGCGGATTTCTTTAGGCGTTCGTCGGACATTTATCTTGCTCCTTCAGCAATTGGGTGAATTATAAGGCTTGAATTTGAAAAAAGTAAATTCATGCTCTGTTTGTCTTGTCGTATTCAGCGTAACGCTTTACGTAGCGTTGGCGCAGGGTTGGGTCATCCCAGACTCCAGCATCGACCAAGGCCTGCTTTCGCTCGGGACTGATGTAGACCTCTTTGCGGGTGCTAGAGGGGGCGTACTCACGTCCGGAACTAATAGCGGGACCGCCTCGGGGGGCTCGCTCCTCACGGGCAGGGGCGTCGCCTTTGCGGGTGGTCTTTTCAAACCGCTCGGGTAGTCGACGTGCGGCACGATGACGCAATTCATCCCAGTAGTCTTCGGTCTGCGGATCAAACCCATCACGCATCAACCCCTGGTCAATGGCCAGGACGATAGCGGAGTCTTCATCACGACCTTGGGCGTCGTACCACTTGTTCTCGCTCAGGAACTCCTGTGCGTGGCGCATGGTGCGGTCGTCAATGCCGGGGGCTGCTGGGGTGGCGCGTTGGGCGGCGTTCTGCTTAGCGAAGGCGAGTTGCTGAGCCTTCTGCAGGGCTTGGTCACGGTAGCGCATAGCCTGCGTTACGTCAGCTCCGTTACCCGCGTCAACCGCTTTGGCGATGACCCGTTCCGCCATCTCAGCCTCATTACGCGCCGCGTTAATCTGAACGTCGTAACTGTTCAAGTCGTTAACGTGTGCGCGTTGCTCCTGAGCACCTACGCGGCGCTCTAGTTCGTCATTGCGCTTGCGCAGGAAGTCCATCTCCGTCTTGTCACGAGTGATGGCTTTGTCGCGACGGTCTTTGCGCTCCGCTTTTTCAAGCCGACGTCGTTCACGAATACCGTCGCGCTCGTCGTCTGAGTCGTCAGCGTTGGCCTCGGAGCGAGGGCGTTCGTCTTCGTTGTCGTCATCGGACTCTTCCGGTTCGGTGAGTTTTGATTTGTCCTCGACGATGGTGAGTTCTTCGGACGAGTGGTCTTTATCGTCGTCCTCTTTCATTACATTAGCCATGATTAACCCTTCCAAGTGATAGCTTTTACGGCCCACATCTGAGCCGTCTGAATTTCAGTGATGGCTACGGAAGCCATACGCTTAACTTCAGCATCATGCGATGTGGTGCGTAAATTGTTCATCTGATCGATCAAAGCCGCGCACGTACGCTTAGCCACATCGACCGCATTATCAGCGCTAGGGTTAAACGCCAACCCGACGGCTTTCTCACCGTATGTCATATTACTCTCAGCCATTTGTCATCTCCCTTCAGATGGTGGTTGTGTGGTGGAGTCGCTGCTTCAACTCGTAGCCCATGAGAGGCCAGATTTTCTGCACGGCGTTGGCGCGGGCGATTTTGCGACCGATCTCGGCGTCGAAGTTCTCGGGGCTGGCGCATGCTGACTCGCCGGTGACTGTGAAGCCGTTGCGCAGCGTCAGGATGCAGAAGGTCAGAAGTTCTAGCGGCACCAGATCAGCATTGTTCGCTTTTGGCACTTCGCGCCCAACGTAGCTGTCGTTTGCAAGCGCTCCGTAGCGACCGTCATACGCGGTGAAGTAAGTCTCGCTAACAATGTTGGCCTCGATGTCCGCAGGCGTGATGCGTGCGGCCGTCTTACCCTTGGCTTGGATTTCGGCTTCGATTTGTGCGTCGGTGGTCATTTCACGATCTCCCAGTCTTCAGAAAGTATGTCGGTTTGACTGGCAAGCCAGCCCATAAGAATTGCCTCACGGCCATGCGCGTTCACGGTCTTCATGGTGATGCACGGCAGGACCATTGCGCCTCCAAACTGGCGAGCCCAAGCGCGGTTGTTTTCAGACCAGAAGTCGTCCGCATTGATCACGCGGCCTTCCAGTGGGCCAGACAACGACAGCCACATACCCTTGCCATTCCAGCCAGCGCGGGCGACCGTTTGGCCTGCCTTCAGTGCCTCGATGGCCTGGCCAAACGTCATCCCCTCACAAGGACGGTAGGCGCGGTCAAACACCTCAGCGGGCGACCAGCTCACGTAGCCAGCGTAATGGTCCGTGTTGCCTTTGCCGCCGTCCAAGTACTCGACCAAGTAACCATCGTCGGCTGGGTTCTCGTCGGCTGGGACGGTCCAGCCACGGAAGGCGTTGTACTCAGCCCGTGTCATGGGCTTGGCGTTGATCAGTTTGGTGCCGATGTAGCGTTGCATAGTCGGCTCCTCAAATGAATGCGCGGATCAACAACGGGTCGCCTACGACGCTACCGATGATGTCCAAGTCGTTGAAAATAACAAACAATGCGGTCTCGCCGCTTGGCAGTGAGACCTCCCAACGGTCGCCGCCGTACTTGGCCACGCGAACGAAGTCTCCCGCTTTACACCATGAACCCTCGGGCCAGGACTCCATACTGGTGCGGTTCTTAAAGGCCAGTGGCCCCACGGTCACCACCCGTGCAACTTGTGTATTCCATTTTTCAGTATCTTTTGTCCCATGGTCCAGAATAATGCCGGAGGCAGTCTTCTGCAGGGGGCTACGAATCTGAACCAGAACACGGCTACCGAAAGGCTGAATACCGGGTTCTGCAACCGGAAAAGCCTCCGCTAATGCGTTCTCATAGGTTGTTGTCACTATTGCGTTCCTCATCTAACATCGAAAGAAGTATGTTGATTGCAGCCTCGTAACCATTTACGGTGCCCACGCGATACCCATACTCAAAAATATCGCGGTTTTGGGGTCGCTTCAAGGCCTCAACTGAAAACTCAGTTTGGGCGGCCTTTAGGCGGTTTAGTAGTGCAGATTCGAAGCTCACGCTGGGGTTTTAGGTCCGTTAGCTGGAGCTGATGGAAGGGTCTGCCCCGTGACGGGGAACCCAGCGGCCATGCGGTGTTTCTGCTTCACAGCAGCGTTGTTCATAGGCACTTCGCCTGTTGATTTCTTTTCAGTAGCCATTTTCATTTTCTCCTACTTACACTCACGCACCGGGATTGATGCCTGTACCTGTTGAGACGGCAACCTTTTCACCGCTCGCTATCTCTGCAGCGGCGAGGCGCATCGCCGTGTCGTTGTCCGAGTTGTTCATGTGGATTCGGGCCTGCAAGTCGGCCTGCGTGCGTTGGTCTTCGGCCTGTTGGCGCATCTGCTCCGTGGAGAATGCAATTTGACGGGCTTGTTGGTCGTCGGCGAGCTTCTGCTGAGCGAGCTGTGCGGCCTGCTGCAGGGAGGCTTGCTTCAGTTGTCCGTCTTGTGCGAGCTTGGCCTTTTCGGTAGCGTCTTTCTGCTGAGCGAGCTGCATCGATGTCTGCGCACTCAGTTGTGCGACCTGCATCGAGCTGTCCGGGGGCATCTGCGGTTGCGGTGCGAACTGTTCGGCCTCTTTGTCCAGTTTGGCCATCTCTTGGGCAAAGCCGGTGAGTTGCTCCTCAATGAAGCGTTGCACCTCTAAGATGACCTTAACCTGCTGGTCGGCGTCTTCCTCGATTAGCTTCTTGCGCTGGGCTTGATCGACGGCCTCGTGCGCCTCGGCCAAGTAGTAATTGAGCAGGTGGTCCCGCAGGTGCGTGACGATCGGGTACAGGTAGGTCTTCATGATGACCGGGTTGCGCCCGAACAACGGAGACTGCAGAAAGGCCAGGTGCGTCTTCAAATGCGCCATGTGATCCTGCTTCGGTAGCACAAAAACCGGGCGGGACATAGCCGCTGCCACGTTCTCGCTCACCGGGTCTACGTCATCGGTGCCGGGCATGGGTAGCAGCACCTCGTCAACGCTGATTTTCAGGTTCCGCAGGAACATCTCCTCCACTTTACGTGGGTCGTACAGCTGCGGCAACGCCTGGGCACGTTGCAAAACGGCTTGAACCTGCGCAAAACGCTGGGTCTCGCTGAAAATAGCAGGGTCGCTAACGGGGATGACGTCCATGATGCCGTCGAAGTCAGAGGGTTTAATCTCCAGACCCGACAACTGGGCTTCGATGTCCTCTTCGGTCAAGTAGGCGCTGTTAATGCGGTGGAGGATCTTAAACACCCGGCCCATCGAGGCGTGCAGGCGGCTGTGGATGCTGGAGAACACCACCATACCCTGCTCGATCAACGCCATGGTCGTGCCCACGGGTTGGTTGGCGTTAGCGTCGCTTAGCTTCTCAAAGGAGGTTTGCACAACACCCTTACCCGCGTCAACCACAAAGCCTAGAAGCTGGAACAACACCGCCGAAGGCTGGTTAAACGGCAGGGGCATGGCGAGTTTGCGGATGTCGTCAATCATCGCTCCGCCCTCAATCTCCACTACCTCGGTCGGTTGCACGTTGATGGTTTGCCCGTTGGGGCCACCCTTCAGCTTGAGCATTGTGGGGATGTTCTGGATGTGGGCCGAGTCAAGCAGGGCGCGCAAAGCCCCCGTAGCAGCACCGCTCAACCCACCAATCATGTGGGTCAGGCCAATCGGGTAGGCACCGCGCCAAGGCACAAAAGGAAACTCGACAATCCAATCCAGTTCAACCTGACGCGGGTCGTCTTTCTCCCAGTTGCGATACAGCGCCACAGCAGCCCCGCTGCTCTTGTCGATGCTAATCACATACGGCTCTGGGCCGTCTCCAAAGTCCAGACGGGTGTAGATTTCAAACACCATACGCAGTCCGTCCTCGTTGTAAGAGGTATCCTTGCGCCCTTCAATCTTGTCGTTAGCGATTGTGGATTTGCTGTACTCGGGCTCACCCGGAGCGCCCAGGTTGATGTCGATGTACTGGCCTTCCTTAACCCGGCGCTTGAACTCCATCTCCGTAACGTACTGTACGTGGGTCTTGCGCTCGGCGGTGTAGAAGTTGGTGGCCGCAAAGGGCAGGTACACGTCATCAATGCTGATGAACTCGGACATAGGACGCCGGTGTAACGGAGACCACATCACTTTCATGTACTGCGCACCGCCTAAAGGTAGCTGCGTGCTCAGTTGCTCTAGCTCGCCTCTGAACTCGACCATCTGCTCGGTCGTCTGCCAGTTCATGTACTCGGCTTTGCGCTCAGCCTTGGCGACCTTCTCTTTCTCTTTCTCGCCGATGATCTTGCTCTTAACCGGGCCGTTAGGCGGGAACATCTCCTTCATAACCCGAGCGGAGAAGTCCACACAGGCCTCAACCAACATCGGGTGAACCACCTTGTTAGCCCCGGCGAACTGCGCACCCCCGGGAGCGTCATCACCCAGGCCCGTACGACGCAGCCCTTCCTCGTACAATTTGTCACGCTTCTCACGTGCGGTCTTGTCTTTCTCGATTTTCTGGAGCAGGTCGGTAACGATGTCCTCCAGGGCTTCTTGGTCAACCTCGTCCACGATGTTGGAGAAGTGCTCGCCCTGGTCTTTGGACTCTTGCTCGTCATGCAGGCGAATCATCGCCCCGCCGTCCTCAGTGTCTTCAACGTCCGACTCCGGAGTCTCGACCTCTACGATCTCGCCTTCGTAATTCTCAGGCATCGTCAGGTCGGTTTTCTTCTTAGTAGCCATTAGTCATTTCCTTGTTCAGCGAGTCTACCAAGGACTGAATTTTAGTCTCATCGTATAAGTTCGCTTCATTTCCTGCGTTCACAGCGCCGCCTTTGGATTTAACCACGTTCATCGGTGCGACCGCTGCAAACATCGGGTTACCCGACTCAACCCCCTTAACGATCTGCTCCGCTGTGGCTCGGCCCAGCGCCTTCGCGCCACTTCCGACCACCTTAGCCCCCGTGGCTAGGCCAGCCCCTCCGAACAAGTCCCCCACCTCGGTAAACACGCGCCCGGTGGGGGTCTCTTGTAATGAGCGTAAAGGCAGCACGTTTTGGAAGTACTCAGAGTTCGGCAGGTAGGGTTTGGCACCTGCCGCTGGTATTAACTTCCGACCCAGACCTTCAAGGTTGCCGGGCAGCCCCAATGTTCCCGCTATATACCCACGCAGTGCGCTCAGGGGTGCGTTGGCGGAGGCTATGCGGTCGTTCTGAGCCTCGGGGCGGCGCACCGGGCGGTATCCGACGTAAGGTCGGTTGTAGTCTTCATCAGCCATATGTTTACCACTTAACGCGGTTACTCCAGTACGCCGCACTCGACGGCCCCTTGGCGATGTTGGCGGCGTGACGCGCCTTAAACGAGTCGCGCTTGGCGGTCACCGCTGCACCCTCGCCGGGTTTGGGTTTTTTAGGCTGCATACGGGTTCACCATTTCTCGTTTAGCAGGGGGTCGTTCGTCAATGTCCTTGGCTACAGGTAACTCAAACCAACGCTCGTTCTTTAAGTAAATCACCATCTGCGTGAAACAGTCAACGTACTCATCATGCGCCGCAACCGGGAACTTGGCGAGCTGCTTCATGAAGGGCGCAGCCCAGCTCACCGGCTGGCCTGGGTTCTTGGCCGACTCGGGCACCCACAGAATCCCCATCTCCAACGTTGGCGCGGCTTGGTGAGCGCGACTGACCTTGTCGGCATTCCCTGGATTATAGCCCACCGCCGGAACATTCGCCAAGCGCAAGTCTTGCAGCAGTGATTGCCCACTCGCCTTGGCCTCAACGAGTATGCGGTCGGGTCGGCGGCCTCGGGTGGGCATTCCGGCCTTGGCGGAGCTGTCCGCACCGTACTCCGTGGTCCAGTCGTCCAACACCCGCTTACGCAGGTCCGGGTAGGACAAGTGCTCGTCCCATGCGTCGATGAGCATCGCCTGGCGCTTGCCCTTCAGCGTGAACACGCCCCACACCTCGCACCCGGTGGGGTCGCCTGTGGTCTTCTCGGTGAATGCGGTGTCGTAGCTCTGCAAGATGTACTCAAATGCGGGTAGCCGTTCCTTGATGGGCCAGAGCTTGAAGTGGTCGGTCTTCAGTATCCCGCCGTCGCTCGGGGTTGGGTCTTGCTGTAGCTGTCCCGCCGAGCCGTACACCCCGAGCAGTTGCTTCAGGTTCTGAATCTCCACCGCGCCAAACCTCTCAGGGCAAATGAGCTCACCCTTCACGGTGCGCGGGTCGTAGGGGCCGAGACTCGTGCGGCGTCGCTTGCCGTCCCACTCGGCGGGTATCAGTATATGCTCCCAGCCCTTGATGTCGTCAATTATGTGGCCACTGATGTCTTGCTCGTGCAGGCGCTGCATGACGGTAACCATTGCGTCGGTCTTGGGGTTGTTAAGCCGCGTAGACCAAACCATGTCGAACCATTCCAAGTCAGAGGCGCGCATGACATCCGACTGCGCGGCCTGAGCGCCGTGCGGGTCATCAAGCAGCAAACGAGAGCCGCCCTCTCCGGTTGCTGTGCCTCCTACCGAGGTCGCCAGTCGGTAGCCGGTCTGGTCGTTCTCGAAACGCTGCTTCGCGTTCTGGTCTCCTGCAAACGCGAAACTATGCCCCCACCGTTCCTGGTACCAAGGGGACTGCAACAGCCTCCGGGTCTTAAGGTTGTCGCGAGTGCTCAGGTTGCCCGAATATGACGCGCAGAGGAACTTCTGCTGCGGGTCGATGATCCACTCCCACGCAGGCCACATCACGCTCACGATTGTGGACTTGGAGTGGCGAGGGGGGATGTTAATCAGCAGCCGACGTATGTCGCCCTGCGTAATTCCTTCCAAGTGCTCGCATATTTGCTCAATGTGCCAGCTACCGATGAAAGGAATCCCCGGCTCCACCACGTGCCACGACTGCTTAACGAACTCGTACAGCGAGCCCTCGGCCTTACGCCTCAGCTGCTCTCTCTGTACCATCTCCTGCAGGGCTTTGTGGCTCACCGGGGCGTTCATCAGTCCACCACAGACAACACGGAGGCTAGGAACCTGGAGGCCTCCACAGCCCCTCTAAGCAGGTCGGTATTGCTGTCGATACCTTGGGCTAGGGCTTGCCTCCGGCAGCCTTCGGCGTAGTTTTCGATCAGCGTGACCACGTGCGAGCGCAGTTCTTGGCGAACCAGCGCGTCGTGCTGCTTCATCTGCTCGGGGGTGAATGTCATCGGATTAGTCATCTGCCTCAATCAAGGGTTAAGAGCAACACCAAGGGCAGCACCGACCACCATCCCGGTAGCACAACGATGGCCACCAACATCAGACACACCTTAAACCAGTTGTCCGCCACGCTGTGGTCTTGCTTGCTCATACTGCACCCCCGGTGGTGCCAGCCCGGCTGAGCAGCTCCTGCATCTGCGCCAGCTCGACGTCGGACAGGTTCTTCAGGTCTAGCGCCGCAATCTGCACCGGTCCCCCGCCTGGGCCTGTGTGCTCGGTGACCACCTTATCGCCGTACTTCTTGGGCGCCAGCTTGGATAGTAGCCATTTCCGGGTATCAACCTGTAATCGTTGCTTTTGAACAGCGCCTGAGTCGGTGGTGCCGCTGTCAGTGCTGCCGACGGGAGTGTCAGCGATCTCCAATATATCTTCTGCCATCTTCTCAATCAGAGTCTCGCGCGCGCCCGCGTATTTTACGGCGAGCGCGGCATCCGCATTGATCCAGTCGTTAAACGTGCTGGAATGAACGCCAGCGACAGCGCAAGCCTTAAAGCAACTCAAGCCACCGCGCATACCTTCAAGCACCATGTCGGCGATCTTGGCTCGGTCTTCACTTCCCGGCTTGGTTGGCTTTGCTGGTTTCTTTTTGGTGGTCATCTCATTCATTCCAAGTCCTCGTGTGATAGATGTCTGAGCCAACCAGCGGATTGCCAGCCATCATCATTGGATCAGTAGCCATGATCGGCAAAGCTGCATGGTACAAATCCAATCTAAAAATTGTTTTCACTTCGAACCCTTCGTGATTGTGTGATTTTGTGCTGTGATTGTATTGTGCTCTATTTCGATGAGCTTGTTCAAGTAGTGTTGTGCTTTGAGAAGGTCATTGGTTCCGCCCTTATCTCTCCATCTAGTGGTGTACTTAATAATATTTCCCTCAAAGTATCCAAGTTTGTTTGCCGCGATGTAATCCCAAGGCTGGATGGATTTTTCCTTGTAGTGATTGCCGCCGATCTGGGTTTGGTTTGCTGTGGATTGATTTATAGCTTGCATCCAATCCTGAATGGCTTGATTGATGATTTCCACATCCTTTGTGGACATCGCAAATTCCAGTCTTTC